TTGTAAAAAGATGACTCAAGCTAATAAGTTATATCGTAAGGAAGATATTTTAGCAATGAGTCAAAAGGCTAGCACAAATCCAGGTTGGGGCCCGAAAGGAACTAACACTTACGACATATTCCTTTATAAGGGAGGCGGTGCTTGTCATCATTTTTGGACACGTGAAACTTACAAGCGTTTTACAGACCCTCGTAAAAAAGGAGCACAAAAAATAACTCCATCTGAGGCTCGTAAGGCAGGCGAGATTTTGCCTAATCCATTTAAAAAATCGGATGGCAAGAATGCAAATAAAAACAGTAAACTGGTATACACGAAACCAATCGATATGCCAAACCAAGGATTTTTACCAAAATAAGAAATGGCACAAGCACTATTTGTAAGTCGTGACGATATTGTGAAATTCACTGCCGTAAACGGTAACGTGGACGTAGATAAATTTATTCAATGGGTTAAGGTTGCTCAGGATACTCATATCCAAGGGTTTTTAGGCACTAAACTTTTTAATAGAATAAACGATGGGATTGTGAATAACAATTTGCCTACCGCTTATACTATGCTTTTGAACGTGTACATTAAGCCTATGGTTATTCACTGGTCTATGGTGGAGTTCTTACCGTTCGCAGCTTATACGATTGCGAATAAAGGAGTATTTAAGCATAATAGTGAGAATAGCACAAACGTAGAAAAAAGCGAGGTAGATTACTTAGTAGAGAAAGAACGTTCTATTGCTCAACACTACACTCGTCGCTTTATTGATTACATGAGTTTTTACCAATCTTCATACCCAGAATATAACACTAATTCTAATGCAGATATGTACCCAGACAAAAAAGCGGACTTTATCGGGTGGTATTTATAAACCCAAAAAAGAGAACGTTAAAAAATTGAAAATATACTTAAACAAGATAAAAAATGAGTCTTAATTTCACGCATATTAAGGGAGATACATTCGACGAGGTAGCCTTTGAATTGAAGATTAATAATGTAGCCGTAAATCTTACGGGTGCGGTAATTAAAATGCAATTAAGAAAGACTGCTAGTGATGCGACTGCGGCTCTATCTTTGACTTCTGCTAGTTCAGCTGGTATTACAATTACTAACGCATCAGCTGGACAATTTAAAATTAACAAACAGATTATTGATATTGAGGTGTTTAATTATTCCTACGACATTCAGTTTACGCTATCAGGCGGAGACGTGAAGACATACGTGCAGGGAACATTTAACATTTTACCAGAAATAACTCGATAATAATGGATGATATTACAATCGGAGTGACCGAATTCGTTAATAATATTAGCGTTTCGGCACAGCCTAATGACCAAATAATAGATATTGCGGTAACTGAAACCGTTGAAACCGTCTTACTAGATGTAAGCACTACGGTTGAAGAGGTAACGGTCACGGCTACTCAGAATGTAATTGTAGAAAACATCACGGTCGACTACGTTAATAATGAGAATAACATCGATATTAATGTAACGGATGCGACTCAAGACGTAACTCTTAACGTTACACCTACCCTAGTCGAGATTAATATACTACGCTCGGGTGGCGAAGTTAATATCTTGCAATTTAATACCCTTGCAGACTTCCCTGCGACTGGCTCAAGCGACTATTTTTACCTAGCTAAGGATACTAACAAGCTATATCGTTGGACTGGTTCGGCTTACGCTGAGATTTCAGCTACGGCTAATGCTAGATGGGGACAGATAATAGGTACATTAAGCGAGCAAACAGACTTGCAAAATGCTTTAAATCTTAAAGCTCCTATTAATTCCCCAACCTTTACGGGAACGGTTAGCGGTATTACTAAAGGAATGGTAGGGTTAGGGGCGGTAGATAATACAAGCGACCTAGATAAGCCTATCTCAACCGCTACACAAACGGCTTTAAATGCAAAGCAACCATTAGACGCAGACTTAACTTCTATCGCTGCGCTAAGTGGAACGTTTGGTTTGCTTAAAAAGACGGCAAACAATAGCTATACGATTGACACTAACACCTATTTAACTGGCATTAATTCTAGTGATGTCACTACGGCTTTAGGATACACACCCGAGAACGTAGCAAATAAGGGAGTTAATAACGGTTACGCTTCATTGGGTGGAGATGGCAAAGTCCCTAGCTCGCAATTGCCTAGCTACGTGGACGATGTTATCGAGGTGTCTAGCTTTGGCACACTTCCTACAACTGGCGAGACTGGTAAGATTTATATTACATTAGACACAAATAAAATCTATCGTTGGAGCGGTAGCGTTTACGTTGAAGTTTCTTCTTCGGCTGCGGTTTGGGGTGGTATCACTGGAACGCTATCTAATCAAACAGACTTACAAACTGCATTAAATGCAAAGCAAGACGATTTAAATGGTACGGGCTTTGTAATTGCAGATGGAACGACGATAAGTTACGATAATACAACTTACTACCCTGCGTCAAATCCAAACGGTTACACGTCAAATACGGGGACGGTTACTTCGGTAGCTTTAAGCGTTCCTAGTGCGTTTAGTGTTTCGGGTTCTCCTATTACTAGCTCGGGTACTTTAGCGATTACTGGTGCAGGTACGACGGCACAATACGTAAGAGGCGATGGAACTTTAGCGACTATGCCAAATATCTCAGGTTTTGTGCCATATACTGGTGCAACTGGAAATGTAGATTTAGGAACTCATACAATCATTGCAGCTAAGGGTACATTTTCTAGCTCAGGAAGTGCAGATACCGTAGGCATAACGCATTCAAGTGGAAGTGGTATAGCTTTAAATATTAGCAAGGGTGGAAGCGGTGAAGGAATTTATGTAAATAAAACTAGCGGTAGTGGAAATGCAGTAACTATTATAGGTACTTTAAATGCTACTACCTTAGTAAAATCAGGCGGTACATCTAGCCAATTTTTAAAGGCAGACGGTAGTGTAGATTCAAGCACCTATTTAACTTCCGCTTCTTTAAGTGGTTACGTAGCTACAACGGGAGACCAAACTATTGCGGGCTTAAAAACCTTTTCAGGCTTCGCCTTATTTGACCATAATATATTTATAAAACAAGGAACTGATACTTCATTTCTTTCAGGTTATAATGTAATTGACGCAACCGCAAGCAGTATATTTTTAGGATTGCCTAATACTTACGGCGCTAATTTAGTTTTAACTAGTTTAACCGACCAAAGAAATTTTACATTTCCAAACGCATCGGGAACTATTGCCTTAACTAGCGATATCCCTTCTTTAGCTGGATACGTTGCTACTACGGGAAACCAAAGTATTTCGGGTGTAAAGACTTTTACGACTGCGGTCCATTCTAATATTTTAAAATTTAGTGAAAGCGCTGGTTTTAATCAGACTCCTGGATATACTCAAATAGGAGGTACTGCTGATTATTTTATTTTTGCAAATGGTGGTAATACTAAGATTGCACAATTTAATTATGGTACGGGAACTGCTTTTAATTTACCTTCTGCTTCAGGAACTTTAGCCTTAACTAGCGACCTTCACAATGCCGTAACTATTGGAACGGCAAACGGTCTTTCTTTAAGCACACAGGTTTTATCATTAGCTTTAGCATCTACAAGCACTACGGGTGCTTTAAGTTCTACGGATTGGAATACGTTTAATAATAAAGCATCAACAGCTTCTTTAGCAAATTACCTACCTTTAACTGGAGGCACACTTACGGGAGCTTTAAGCGGTACAAGTGCTACGTTTGTAGCAAGTGGAACTTATACAAATTTTTTAATTGGTAGCACTTCAACTACTGGTGCTATTATTGTAGATGCTAATAGAACTAATTTAGTTTTAGGGGCAGCAACAAGTAATAAAATTGTTTTTAATAATGCTTCAACAACTCAAAATGGCTACATATATAGCGATAGTGCAGAATTAAGTTTAGGTTATCCTGCTAGTGGAACTTTTAATGTTCAAAAAGTAGGAGTAGGTAATGTATTTACTATTGCCTCATCAGGAGCAGCCACGTTTTCGAGTAGTGTAACGGCTGCAAGTTACAATGTCTCTGATAGTAACCAAACCATTACAAAAGCAAATACAAGCGATTTGCAATTCAATGCAGCCGCAGCAGGCTCTAATATGTTATTTAGGGTTGCAGGAGATGAAAGAGTACGAATAACTTCCGCTGGCAACGTAGGGATTGGAACGACTTCTCCTAGCTATAAGTTAGATGTACAGAACGGTAGCGATTTTGATATTAGATTAAGAGACACATCTTTAGGTGGAACGGTAGGAATTCTTTTTGAAACGGCAAACGATTTTAGTGGTACATCTCAATCTTACATTAAAGGTATTGGTGCTGGTAATTCAGGTGCGTCTTCGTTAATATTTGGCACTGCTACTGGTGGAGGTGATACAACTGGAACCGAACGTATGCGTATTACTAGCGGTGGCAACGTAGGAATAGGAACGACTGCTCCGCAGACTTTACTAAGTATTGAAACTTCAGGAATCCAAAATACGATTTCTCCAATTATAACATCTCAGAGTAGCGGAACTACCTATACTGGTTTGTACTCAATTAGAGATGGAGCAGGTGACCAAAGAGGATTAACATTCCAAGTATATACGGCAAACGTAGGATTAAACGAAAAAATGCGAATTACTAGCGGGGGCAACGTAGGCATCGGAACGACTTCGCCAAATAGCATTTTAGAGATAGCTGCAACAACTCCAGTCTTTAGAATACAAGCCTCAGACTCAGCTAATTTTCATGGTATAGAATTTAGACAAGGTGCTGGCTTTGATGCGTTTATTAAGCAATTACCAAGTACTGGTGAGTTTAGAATTTCAAATGGTAGAAGTGTGGGCTGGGGAGGTCATATGACTTTTTATACTGATACCGCAGAACGTATGCGGATTACGAGTGGGGGGGATTTAGCATTAGGAGATACAAGTGCTTTTGGATATAAAGTAAGATTTAAAAATGCCGCTTCTAGTCCTTATGGAATATCAATGGTTTATACGGCTTCGCCAAATGTAACTGGAGATAATCAATTCCTAATTTTTGCAGATGGTACAAATGATAAATTTGTAGTTTGGTCTAGTGGTACTGCTCAAAACAGAACTGGAGTCTATGGTACAATTTCAGATATTTCACTAAAAGAAAATATAATAAATGCTTCTCCCAAATTAGAAGATTTAAGCAAATTAAAAGTAAGAAACTTTAATTTTATAGGTGAAGATTTAAAGCAGATTGGATTTGTTGCTCAAGAGATAGAAGAAATTTTTCCTAATATGGTTGATATTGATACGAAAGGAATTAAATCAGTTAAAACTACGGTGCTTATTCCTATGCTAGTAAAAGCAGTACAAGAATTAAAAGCAGAATTAGATACTTTAAAAAACAAATAATATGGCATTCTCATTTTTAATCAGTCAGTTAGATAGCATCCCTTCGCTTGATGGAATGAACAAAGTAATTTCTGTAATTCATTGGAGAGCGCAAAAGCAACACGAAGACTTTACGGCTGACACTTACGGAGCTTTAGGAGTTGATGCACCACACGAAGCGAGCTTCACTCCTTATGATGAGGTAACTAAAGAAATGGTCGAAGGATGGCTTACGGCTGGGTTAGATAGCGAGGCAATTGAAGCAAATTTAGATGCTCAGATTGAGAACTATTTAAATCCTCCGATTGTGGCTTACCCGCTTCCTTGGTCGGAATTAGAAACAAAAAATATCTAATTGCGTTTATAGTGAAACAAACAACAAAAAAATGAAAATTGATTTAAACTTTGACTTAGTCGATTTAGACGGTAAGTCTATCGACAACGCAAACGCTGGTAAGCTAGTAGCTAACTCACTTGTTCAACAGTCTAAAGGCGATGCTCTTAAGTTTTGGGAATGGGCTTTATCACTTAACAAAGGCGAGGTTCTAGACTTAGACTCTAGCGACCAAGAAACGTTCAAGAACTTTGTAAAGGAAAACGAAAACTTCGCTATTATTGCAAAGGCGCAAATCTTACAAAAACTTAAAAAAGACTAGCGGTGTTACACTCCCTTCCTGATTGGTTCACAAACATTTTAACGGCTTTAGTAGCTTCTTTAGCGACATACTTTAGCACACGCAAGAAAGAAAATGTAGACATTCAAGGAGGGGAGTTGTCAAATACCCAAGAGGCGGTCAAAATATGGAGGGAGCTAGCACAGGATATGAGCGACAAAGTAAAAGAGTTAAGTGATAAAATCGACATATTGACGGCCGAAGTTCATAGTCTGAAAAGCGAAAATTCAGCGCTTAAATCTAAACTAAATATCCTAGATGAAAATAACCAAGTTAAGCCAAAAAGGGGTAGACCTAATAAAGCAGTTTGAAGGCTTGAGCCTTACACCTTATGTGTGCGCTGGGGGTATAAATACGATTGGGTACGGGAACACATACTATACGAACGGTAAGAAAGTAACTCTTAAAGACCCGAAGATAACACCGCAACAAGCCGAAGAGCTTCTTAAACATTCACTATCTACTTATGAAAAAGCGGTTGACTCATTTTGTAGGGACGATATATCTCAACCTCAATTCGACGCTTTGGTATCTTTTGCTTATAATCTAGGCACGGTTGCACTTCAAAAGTCTACTCTAATAAAAAAGGTAAACGCTAATCCAAAAGACGTGACCATAGCAGACGAGTTTCTAAAGTGGAACAAGGCAAATGGCACAGTGCTTAAGGGATTAACCAAACGTCGCCAAGCCGAGGCAAACCTTTACTTCTCATAATTATGCAAAAATTCCTTATTCTTTTGGCTTGTATTGCGTTCGTTTCGTGCAAGCCTAGTAAGACTATAACCGAGTACAAAGAACTCGTTAGAATCGATACTATACAAACCGTAAAAACGATAGAGAAATACAAAGCGTTTCACGATACTTTAACAATCGTAAGCCCTTGCGATTCTACCGGACTACTAACAAACTTTTATAGCAAGATAGCAACACCACAAGGTAGGGTAATAATTCGCTCAATAGGTGGCAATATTCACGCTCAGGTTGATTTAGATTCCATGCGTAACGAGATAGAAAATAACTATCGTAACTCAAAGGTTAAATGGATTGAGTACAGAGACAAAGAAGTTATTAAATACCGAGTACCTATGTGGGTAGTTTGGCTTTTACTAATTGAGTTCCTAGCTTTAGTAGCTTGGGTATATCTTAAATTCGGACTAAATGCAATTAAATAAAGAAATTATTCAAGCAATCAAAGACCATTTCTATTCTACTAATATGACTAGAGCGGACTTTGAGCGTGAGAATTGGGAGAACTACGGATATAAAGACGTAATTAACTTCCACAAAGCACTAACCCGAATGGACATTTCGGTCAAGAAAAGGTCGGAACATTGGAAACAAACCAGACCTAGTGCTAAAATAGAATCTTTTAACCTAGACGAAGTTGATAATTTTGGGATAGAAGAGAGCCTAGGTAAGGAATATACTAGCCTTCGCATTACAGAGGACTTTAAAAAGGTGGGGGTACTATCCGACATTCACGTCCCATATCATTCAATGAGCGCCATTACTTGCGCTATTAAGCACCTAAGAGAGCAAGCCATAGATTGCCTAATACTTAACGGCGATATAATGGATTTCTACGCAATAAGTCGGCACGAAAAGGAAAAGGATTTGCGTGACTTCCCTAGGGAAATTGAGATGGGGCGTAACTTCTTGCAAAAGATTAGAGACTTATTCCCTTTGATTCCTATCTATTATAAGATGGGTAACCATGAGAATAGATGGCAAAGGTATTTAAATGAGCAGGCGGAAGAGTTTGCGCAGTTGCATGAGATGCAATTCGAGCAATTCTTTAGACTAGATAAACTTGCAATGACTTACGTGCCGGATTGGCAAGGAATAGAGCTAGGAGATTTGCTAATACTTCACGGCCACGAAGTTATGGCAGGCGGTATGAACCCAAGCCAAAGCACATTTAATAAGACGTTTTGTAATACTTTGATTGGTCACGTTCATAGAACTACTAGCACCACTAAAAAGAATGGGTTTAAAGAGTTCTTCCATACCTATTCCGCTGGGTGTTTGACTCAATTAAGCCCTAAATACTATCCTTTTGCCCAGCATAACAATGGGTTTGCCTTAGTTGAAATAGAAAATGGCAAAACAAAAGTCCAAAACATTATGATTAAAGACGGAAAAATTGTTTAAATTAGGTTGTTTTTCATAGTTAATAGGTTTAGAATTGTGTACTGAAAGCTTCTGGATATTGTCTAGGGGCTTTTTTGTTTGAAAGAAATAATTAAAAAAAAATTAAAAAAAGTTTTTTTATATAAATTAAAGTATTACATTTGACATATCAATAGCAACAAAGCTATTCTAAACCAACAAAAAAATGTCAAATTCATCTAATTTCATCCAAGCATTTCAAGTATTTAAGAAAGGTATGACCTTAAACTGGATTACGGTTTTAATTCCAGAATCAGAGTTTAATGATTACACTTTACAATCAAAAATTGAATGGTATTCTTATTTAGGATATACAATTAAAACTATCTAATATTTTAAATCTAAATTTATGAGAGATTACATCAAAAATTTTGACAAACAAGATTTTACGGAACTTGTATGTATTACAACTTTATTAGGAATTATTGTTCAAGTACTTTATATCGTTCAAGGATTATGAAAGTATTAAAAGCACAATTCGAAGACTCGGCTGGAATCTATACTATGACTTGGTCGTACAATCCAGAACTTTGGCAAGCAAGAGATATTATCTCCCACGAGTGCCAAAAATCAAATTCCAAACTTGTAAATATTTTATCTGATGAAAAATGAATTAATTGCCGAGATTAAAAAAATAAATTCTCAACTTGGGCTTATAGATATTAACTCCCAATTAAAAGAATTATCGTTACAAGAATTACAAATAGTATTGTCTTGTAAATTTGCAGATTGGAATCTTTTACTTTTAAATTCTAAATAACCTTTTTATGAAAAACTTAATTAAAGCACTATCGGACTTTCAAAATGAATGTCCAATTATCCATAAGGATACTAAGGGGCATAACTATACGTACGCCGACCTACCTCAAATCTTTAGCGTAATTAATCCGCTCCTAAAGAAACACAAACTTTGCTTTACTCAGTTATTGCAAGACAACGGGATTAAGACTATTCTTTTCCACGTAGAATCAGGCGAGCAAATCGAAAGCCACACTCCGATACCTTTAGTAAAGTTAGGGGCTATGAACGAATACCAAAGCTACGGTTCTGGAGTTACTTACTTTAGACGTTACGCTTTAAGTTCTATGCTTGGATTAGTAACCGACAAAGACACGGACGCAGCAGGCTCAAGTATGCCGGTGGCTCAATCTCCAAAGTTCCGTTTAGATATGTTATCAAATGTACACACCGAAGACGAACTAGGTATGTTATACAACTCATTCAAAAGCTCACTAACTCCTAGCGACTTAGAAGCATTCAAAACTCGTAAACAACAAATCAATAAATAACATGGGAAAGCTAATTAACTCACAAATTAACAAGTCAAAACTACAAGGCTTGGTTCACTACACGAACAAACGCACAGGAGAGGAGTCGGTAAATATTACCATCTCGTTAAATGACACTCCAGACCAGTACGGGAATAATGCCTCGATTTGGATTTCACAAACCAAAGAAGAAAGAGACGCTAAAGCTCCGAAGGTTTATCTAGGTAACGGAAAAGTTATTTACGATTCAGAAATGCCAAGACAGAACGCTCCAGAAATTCCAACCGACTTACCTTTTTAGCCATGTATAAAGAAGAAATGTATTTCAATTTCCTAGAGTTAGGAAAATTCAAAATATGCTACCTAAGAAACTTTGAAACCGAATTAGAGTATAATTCTTTTATCTCTGATAAATTAGCTCAAGGTTTAGTTTATATAGGCGAGGAGGCTATTAAAGTCGAAGTTTATCCTCAGGTTTTAAGACTAGATTTAAAAAGTCCTGGCAACTCATATTATAAAGTGATAGAACGATTTGAATCTAAGGAGGATTATTTAAGGTATTGCGATTATAAACTACTAGAAGGGTTCAAAGTTATAGGCTCAGAGCCGTATTTTAAAGAAATAGAAAATGCGTAAAATAGGTAAATTAGAAAGCTACAGATTAGTAGCCGAACGACTAAATGCCAAAGGGATTTTACCTTTTAGTGCTAGGCAATGGTCGCAGGCACTTGTCCAGCAAACCGTTTACGGGAAGGTAAACTACCCCGAGGTAATGCAAGAATTAAAAGAATTAATTATAGAACTAAACACAAAAAAAAATGAACAATCAAACATTTGAAAAAGGAGACCATGTATTTCACTCAGCTTATGGATGGGGCAAAGTAATGAATGTTACGAACGATTACGACCCAGAACTACCAATTGAAGTAGAATTTTTAAACTGGGGTTGCGAACTATTTACCGAAGATGGTAGAACTGCTCCAGGAATGCCATTGGTATTATCATTTACAGAATATAGTTATGTTGGATTCAGCCTTGAAAGACAAGAAGAACAAGTAACTTTTGTTGAATAATATGACACCAAAGCAAAAAGCAACCGAGCTTATTAAGCATTTTATGAATGCTCAAGTAAGGACTAAGAAAAGCAAAGAGGAGGCAATAGCATCCGCAATCCTACACATTGATTTACTTGTAGGAGTAACACTAGGCGAAGACTTAGACTACTGGGAAGCGGTGCAATACGCACTAATAAATACTAACTAAGATGGATAAATCTAAATTCAACCAATGGCAAGACCATTTAGCAAAAGAGCTAAGTAAGGACTACAAAAAGCTTTACTATTCAGCTAAGTATCCTGCTAAAAAAGAGGTAAAAAAAGTTTTACTTTCTAAAAATTAGTTTTATATTGCAAAACAATCAGCGAAGTGGGTGAGAGCTCTTCGGTGATTTAGGGTTAAAAAACCAACTAAGCCAGTCTACTCTCTCACGTAGCTGGCTTTTTTATTTTATTATGGCAGCATTTAGAAAAATATCAGTGACCTTTTGGGCTGATTCATTTGTAGGCGAGCTTACCCCAGAGCAAAAGTATTTCTATTTGTATTTGATGACCAACGATAAGACTACCCAGTGTGGTATTTACGAAACATCGATACGTAAAATATGTTTTGATACTGGATACAACTCAGAAACCGTTCAAAAGCTACTGGATTTCTTTGAGCAAAAGAATAAAATTAGATTCTCAAAAGAAACCAATGAGATAGCACTTTTAAACTGGGTTAAGTTTAATGACTCAAATTCTCCTAAAGTTTTAGCTTGCGTAGAAAAAGAGCTAAAGAACGTCAAAAATAGAGTATTGATACAGTATCTATACAGTATGGATACACATCCACAAGAAGAAGAAGAAAAAGAAGAAGAACAAGAAGAAGAATACCAACAAGAAGAAATTTTGTCTTTTAGGGATGAGTTGTTTAATCGATGGTTTTCTTATAAGAAAGAAAAAAAATCTAAGTACACTCCGGCTGGAATTAAACAATTATACCGAACTTGGGAAAACAAAAGCGACCAAGACTTAGAAGAGGCTATTAACAATTCTATAGCAAATAATTACCAAGGAATATTCGAACCTAAAAAACAATTCAATGGAGCTACAACAAACGAACCGAAACTCGGAACTAGCGCAGCGAGAATGGAAGCCATCAAAAACTGGTAACGTAACGGCCGACGTTATAATACAAGCAAGAAGCACCCAAAGCTTACGCCTAAGACACGAAGAGGATATCAAACAAGTCTTACGCTACGCAATGGTTTTAGTCGGCCTTAGAGGCAATAATATGCCAACTGAAGAAGAGAAGTTTGTATTACTAAATTTTATACGCTCAAACTTTGGAAACCAAACCCCAGAGGAAATTAAACTTGCATTTGATTGGGCAGTAAGTGGTAAGCTAAATATAGACGCTAAATGCTATGAGAACTTTTCTTGCGAATACTTTGGCCGAATTATGAAAGCTTACGTCGACTACGCTAGGCAAGAGACTATAACCGTTCCGAAAATCGAGGAAGTGGTAAAAGAAATTCCAAGCGATGCAGATTTAAAGATGGCAGCGATTAACTCGGCTAATATGTACGCTCAAGAAATGATAAGATGCCATGAGCGGAATATAAAAATGAACTGGATAGCCGGTGGACTCCACGTTCTCTATGACTATATCGTAAAATTTGGAATCTACGAGGCTAGTTTAGAAGACAAACAAAGAATCTACGCCACAAATGTAAACAAGTACGGCTCAAAGGATGAGCTTGTAATGGCTTGCAAGGCTCAATGTTATAGAGAATTTATAGAAAACTTAGCCGACTTTAAAGCGTATCTTACCGAAGACGGAGAAATTAAACCTATAGAATAATGGAAAACTTTGAGGTAAAGGAGATAGATTATAAATCGGCAATGAAAATAGTTTTAAATAATCATTATTTACATAGAAAATGCCCTTGCTCTATTGCAGTTGGTTTAATAAAAAATAATTACATATTAGGAGTTATAGTATTTGGAAAACCTTCTTCATATACATTATGCGAAGGCATTGCTGGTAAAGAAGAAAGTAAAAACGTTATAGAATTTAATAGATTATGGGTTTGCGATACTTTGCCTAAAAATACAGAAAGCTGGTTTATATCCAGGGCAATAAAAATCTGTCCTTATGAAATAATAGTATCATTTGCAGACACAGAGCAGGGACACGTAGGTTATATTTATCAAGCAACAAACTGGATTTATTGCGGAGAAAGTAAAAAACAAAAATATTTTAGGCTTAAAAATAATTCAAATAACAAAGGAGGGACTGAATATATAAGAAGAGAAAGAATGCCAAAATCAAAAATAATAAATGAATACGGTCAAGAATATGTTGAAGAATATTATAGTAGTTTAAAACATAGATACATTTATTTTAATACTACCAAACATAGAAAAAAAGAATTGTTTAAAAAATTAAGATATAAAATATTACCTTATCCAAAAAATATTCTCTTAAAAAAAATAAACTCTGAAAATATAACAATTCCACAAATTACTATATTACCGTTTAAAATTAATAAACAAATTCAATTAAGTTTATTCTAATGATAACTATACTAGGTCAAGTCCCAAGCAAATCTAACGGATATAAGATAGGCAACAACAGGCTTTATAAATCTAGGGAGCTTAAAGAATACGAAGAGCGATTCATGTGGCAAAACGCTTTAGCTAAATACGAGTCTAATGAAACTATAAAAGAAAAATTTGCAATAGAGATTTTTGTATATTTTCAATCAAATCGCTCAGACCTTGACAATTCAGCAAAGATTATACTAGATTGTTTACAAAATTGCAAAGTAATAGATAACGATAGACTATGCCATAAGCTAACAATGCACAAATTTATAGATAAGGATAATCCTAGAATCGAATTTAAGATAACTACGCTATGAATTTTAACAACGATTTTAAGTTTGATTTAGAATTTGGTGTATTAGATGGCGAGACTTGGTTTCATGAGCTAGTCACTAACAAAAAAGTAGAGGTTAAAAGCGATAGAAGAACGGCAGAAACAGGAAACGTTTATATTGAGTATTGGTCAAGAGGTAAGCCTAGCGGAATATCAACAAGCCAAGCAAATTTCTACGTTTACAAAGTGGGAGAAGACCAAGCTATTTTAATATCGACTAGCCAGCTAAAACAAAAGCTAAAGCAATTAGTCGAAGAAGGTAAGGCTAGAATGAATGTAAAAGGTGGAGACAACAACACAAGCCTAGGGATTTTATGTAAACTAAAAGATTTAATATGCTAACAACAAACGAAACAAGAGCTATCGAATGGATAGACGCTCAATTACTTAAACCTAACGAGCGATTTATGCTTAAGGAAGGAATTTATATTAACGACTTGCATTCGTGTCTTAAATCGCAAAAGGAACGAATTATATTTGGCATAGACCCTTTAAGAAGATTAGCATTCCTAAGAGTAAGAGAAATAAAGAATTATCTAAACCAAAAATACAAATGAAACAAGAAGACAAAGACAAAGCACTTACCTATTTTACAATGTGCCAGGCTTTAATCCATATTATTGAAGACGAATGGATAGGAAACCCAGCGAATCGACAAAGGGTAAAGTCTATAACTAACCAGCAACTAACCGAGCTAAATAAGGTGGTGGAAATACTATTACCTAGAGGCGATTATAGCGAGGAAGGCATGAGAGCGACCGAGCAATTTGTAGACGCAGCAGAGGCCATGCTTTATTTTTACAAAATCGGAATCCAAATGGCAAGACTAGACGACACTAAGCGAGAAACTTTGAATACCCAAATGAACATTTTGCTAAAATCTTATGAAATAAATACTTAAAAATTTTGTTTAATCATTTTTTTTCATTAAACTTTGCGAAACTCAAACGAAATGAACTACGTAGAACCTCACGAAAAGATTAGTTTAGTTAATCATCCCCAACATTATCAAGGTAAAGGTTTAGAAGTTATCGATATTATTGAAGCTTTTGATTTAAATTTTTCTTTAGGGAACGCAATTAAGTATATTTTAAGGGCTGACCGAAAGGGAAACAAAAAGCAAGACTTAGAGAAAGCCATCTGGTATTTAAATAACGAGCTTAATAAATTTAAAGGATGAAACCAGACGAGAGAGCAGCATCGCTAATGAATAACGCTTACTATTTTACAGGTAATAAGATGTTTGCTAGGGAGCTTTGCCTTTATATTTGCGGTATGGTTGGCGAATATTGCCAAAAAAAAGACGATAAGATTTACTGGAAATTAGTAGCTGAAAATATTTACCTACTCTAATGGAGCATATCTACTCACGGCACAAGCACTGGGTTTCAATTGTAAAAAAGTTTGGCGAAGTCAATTACGCTGAAGACGTAGTCCAAGAAGCATACATTAAAGTTTATGGCAAAGATATTAACGAAGCTTATTTTTACTATACGCTTAGAAGTCTTACGATGGACTTGCACTCTAAAAAAGTTGTTAAGGTCGAAGTAACTCAAGACATTGAGTATAGTTTACGAGAGGATGAAAGCAACGAACTAGCAGAAGAACTAGCTCAACCATATTTAGAGTTTATAGAAACATGGCCGTGGTACGATAAAAAGCTATTTATGCTTTGGGTAAATAATAGTATTTCTATGCGTAAGCTATCTAGGGAAACTAAAATAGGATTTAAAAGTGTTTATACTACAATTAAAAAATGTCAAAAACGTTTAATAGAATGGCAAAAGGAACAAACAAACAGAGAATTAGTGTAGAGCCTAAAGAGGTAGCTACATTCTCAAACGCTCAAGGGTTAGGCGATACCATTGAGGCAATTACAACCGTTACAGGAATTAAGAAAGGTGTAGAAATGCTTTCTAAGGCACTCGATTGGGATTGCGGATGCGATGAACGCAAAGAGAAGCTTAACCAGCTATGGTCTTATCGCAAGCCTCAATGTTTAAATCAAGAAGACTATGAGTATTTAAAAGAGTTTTTCTCTAAACCACAAAGCGAACTACCACCTAAAACTCAATGGGAATTAACTGACATTTACTTTAGAATATTTAATATCCGTTTAGAAAATTCTAGTTGTGCTTCATGCTGGAGGGATTACATCTCACAAATTAGACAGGTTTACAATGTATTCAAAGAAGAAAATAATGGATAAGATAGACAAAAGAGGAGGTGCAAGAGAGGGAGCTGGTCGTAAATCTAAAGCTGAGGAGCAAAGCCTAGTAGAGAAATTAACACCATTAGAGCCTAAAGCTTTTGCGGTACTAGCTCAAGCGTTAGAAGACCATAAAGATTGGGCGGTTAAATTATTCTTTCAATACCAGTACGGTATGCCTAAGCAAGTGGTAGACCAAAACAACGTGCATACGATTAACGACTTTGACATTAAAGACATCGTTAAATTCAAGTGATAGAACTAAATAGTAAATACGTTCCGCTTTTTGAAAGCGACAGTAGGTACTTTGTAATTACGGGAGGGAGGGGTTCGGGCAAATCGTTTGCTTTAAACTCCTTCCTTTTGCTTTTAACGTACGAAGTCGGACACGTTATACTATTTACTCGCTATACTTTGGTTTCGGCTCACGTGTCAATTATTCCAGAGTTCGTAGAAAAGATAGAAATGGCTGGCCTTGAATCAGATTTCTATATCACAAAGGACGAGATTATAAACACTCGCACAAATTCTAAGATATTATTTAAGGGTATTAAGACTTCGAGTGGAACTCAAACCGCAAATCTTAAGTCTTTGAGTGGTGTAACTACCTTCGTTTTGGATGAAGCCGAAGAGCTAGTAGACGAAGACGTATTCGATAAGATAGATTTCTCAATCCGTAATAGCTATCGACAAAACCGAGTTATACTTATTCTCAACCCTACCACCAAAGAACACTTTATTTATAACCGATTCTTTGAAGAGAAAGGTGTTCAGGAGGGAACGTCTTTAAGCAAGGGAGATACGACTTACATACATACTACCTACAAGGATAACATAGATTACTTAAGCGAATCGTTCCTTAATCAAATCGAGCTATTAGAGAAGACTAATAAACGAAAGTATGAGCATACAATTCTAGGAGGGTGGCTAGATAAAGCAGAAGGCGTAGTATTTACTAATTGGAGATTTGGAGACTTTAACCCTGATAATTTACAAACCTCATTCGGTCAAGACTTTGGATTCTCAATAGACCCTACAACCTTAGTTGAAGTAGCCATCGATAAGAACAAAAAGCGCATCTATATTAAAGAGCATCTTTATAAACCTAAGCTAACGACTAGCGAGATAGGACATATTAATAAACGAATATGTGGAAAAGGCTTAATCGTAGCGGATAGTGCCGAGCCTAGACTTATAGCCGAGCTTCAATCGCAAGGGTGTAATATAATTGCAACCGAGAAGGGAGCTGGAAGTATTACCGCTGGCTTAGCACTTATGCAAGATTACGAACTAATCATAGAACCTAACTCCCAAAACATTGGAAAAGAACTTAATAACTACATATACTCTGACAAGAAATCTGGACTTGTGGTCGATAACTTTAACCATGCCATTGACGCAATACGTTACAACGTATTCTACCAGCTATCTAATCCCAATAGCGGAAAGTATTTTGTATACTGAGACAAAAAACAACAAATAACGTTTATACATTATGAAGCTAGAATTATTTATTCCTACGCATCTTAACGAAATTAAGCTGGCTCAATACCAGAAATTTTTAAAGATAGCTGAGCAAAATGAAGATTCAGAGTTCTTGCATCAAAAGATGGTGCAATATTTCTGTGGGGTAGACTTACGGGACATTGCTAATATTAAGCACAAGCAAGTAATGGAAATTACGGCTTCTATAAGCGAGATGTTTAAAGTGTCCCATAAGCTTATTCCTAGATTTAAAATGGGAGGAGTAGAATTTGGATTTATTCCAAACTTAGATGAAATGACCCAAGGGGAGTTTGTCGATTTAGATACCTACATAAGCGACTGGCAAGAAATGCACAAAGCTATGGCGGTACTATTTAGACCAATTACAAAGAAGGTCAATGATAAATACCAGATAGAGGAGTATAACGGGTCTATTACTTATAGCGATGTTATGAAACACGCTCCCCTAGATGTAGTTCTTGGAGCTACGGTTTTTTTTTATCATTTAGGGAACGAATTAATGAAGAGTACCCTGACTTATTTGGAGGAGAATCCTCAAATGCAGAGTTTGATGAACAAGCACAATTTGGCAGAAGATGGGGATGGTATAGCTCTCTCTATGCTCTCGCTCAAGGAGACGTTAGACGGTTTAGTGAAATATCAAAACTTCCTTTAAGACAGTGCTTAACTTATCTAGTTTTTGAGAAACAAAAGACGGATTTAGAAATGAAAATTATTAAAAGAGCTAGTAAATGAACGGATACTATTACGTTGTAAACACATTAAAGGATTACTTAAAGTCTAACGATTTAATTAATACCGTTAGCATAGGAGACATTTTTAGCGTGGATTTAAATAAGCAAACTATTTTCCCGCTTGCTCATATTATAGTAAATAATGCCCAACTTGCTGAGAGCACTACGTCTTTAAATATATCGATTCTGTTTATGGATTTAGTAGACGAGAGCAAGTCTGAAATTACAGATATTTGGGAGGGTAATGACAATGAGCAAGACGTGTTAAATACACAACTTACTTTAGCTTCTAAGCTAACCGCTGACCTAGTGCGAGGGTATTTATACTCTAATTTAATCCAAGTAACTGGACAACCTAGTGCTGAGCCATTTATGGATAGATTCGAAAATAAAATAGCAGGATGGACGCTAACGTTTGACGTTACTATTCCAAACGATATGACTCTTTGCTAATGGAACTAAGGGAAACCCAAGCAACGATTAAGAGATTTAGAGACTACGTAGTTTCTCAGTCTAGGGCTAACCTTACTAGAGGCGGTAAAAATGTAACAAAGAGCCTTTATAATAGTATTAAAGGCGAGATAGTAAGCGAAGATAATTATACGATTGTAGGCTTTCTAATGAATGAGCATGGAGCTTACCAAGACCAAGGAGTAAGAGGAGCTAAAAGTTCAAGTAAAGCACCAAATAGCCCGTTTAAATTTGGGAGTGGTGTTAAGAATGGAGGTCTAACAAATGGAATAAGTAAGTGGGTAGAAAGAAAACGTATTCAGTTTAGAAATAAAGCTACTGGTCAGTTTTTAAGCTATAAGTCTACGGCTTACATAATTACTAGAAGCATATTTAACAAAGGATTAAAGCCTAGTTTATTTTTTACAAAACCATTTGAGAAAGGGTACACAAAATATATTGATATTGATTTAATAAAAGCATTCAGCATAGATGTTGATACGATTGTAGATTATAACTTAAATAAGAAATGATAATTAACGCAAGAAGCCCGTATTTTATTACCATTAATGAGAGTGGACAAGTAGGCTCTAAGGTTGAATTGTTTTTATCTGTAGGTGGCTCTTCGCTTCCAAGCACACCAACTTATACTCTATCAAAATCAGTGCCTTCGTCTTCTCAATTACGAACGGATTATAATATCTCTCAATTTATTAAAGAATACATAGAAACTATTTCTAGCGTTGATAGTGGTAATACTCTTTTTGCTAACGTAAGAGTAATTAGATACAAAGAAACATCTCCAGGGGATTACTCTACTTTAGATACTACCGACCATTTTGGTGTAAACGGTTATACTTTATACACGGATGGCTATAATGAAACAGACCCTAGTAGCTTATTTGTTTGTCTAGCAAATCCTAGCATAAATATTACCTATCAAGAAGGCATAGAATCTTCAAAATATCCTTATATAAATGCTATTGTAGATTTTACCGCAAACGCTTCTAGCAAGGTAGACGTATCTTATAAGGATATGAACGGACGTAACGAGGTAATAGTTTCTTATGACACAAATGCCAAATCGGTTATAAAAGTTCCAGTTCGTACAACGTCTGCAAAATTTGATAATGGTAATACGGTTACATTAAATTGGAAGCCAGCTGGAACTACAGTAGGCATCACTAAGACGTTTACAGTGTCTCCAATATGCGAGCCTAAATATACACCAGTACAATGTCAATTTGTTAATCGTTATGGTGGCTGGCAATTCTTAACCTTTTTTAAGGCGAAGTCTAGCTCGATAAATGTAATGGGCACACCTTATAACCTATTACCTGATTCAGTTGATTACAATCCAAAGAGACCACAAACGGCTTCTCTTAACATAAACGGCAAGCAAGGAATTAGATTAAACACAGGATGGGTTCCTGAAAATTATAGCGAACTAATACAAGACTTGCTTCTATCTGAAACGGTTTTACTAGACGATGTACCAGTAGAAATTAAGACACAATCTACAGAGTTAAAAACATCTTTAAAGGATAGAAATATTAACTACGAAATAGAGTTTGAGTACGCATTTAACCTTATTAATAACGTAATTTAATGATAGTAGTAGGGGTTTATATTTACGACGAGGACGGCAAGGCTAGGAGAATCGAACTATTCAACGATGAAAAGATTAGCGTTACTTCTAGCGTTCAAGATATTGCGGACATCTCTAAAGTCTTTACAGATTTTAGTCAGTCGTTTACCGTTCCTGCTACGCCTATAAATAATGCTATATTTAAGCACTGGTACGAGAATGACGTAGAGAATGGATTTGATGCTAGAAAGCGTAAGAATGCCTACATAGAGCTAGATACAATTCCTTTTAGAGTAGGTAAAATTCAGCTTGAGAAAGCTCAATTTAAGAATGGTAATTTAGATAACTACCAAATTACTTTCTTTGGCTCTATCGTATCCTTAAAAGACTTATTCGATAATAAATCTTTAAGAGATTTGAGCTATTCTAGTTTAGGATTTAGTTACTCAGGAACTACGGTAAAAAATAGAGTAACTTCACAAGTAGACGCAGACGTTAAGTTTCCATTAATAAGCTCTAAAAATCTTTGGGAATACGATACCGCAATTCCTGGAGCTTGGGATATTTCTAAAAGTGCTACGCCTATTAGATATAGTGATTTATTTCCAGCGGTTAGAGTTTCGGCTTTGCTTTCACAAATTGCTTCTAATTTAAATATTACTTTCTCTGGTAGTTTTTTAACAGATAATAGATTTAAAAGTTCTTTCTTGTGGCTAAAAAATGCTAACGAGTTTACTCCTAAATTTACACCTTCTAAAATAAACTTTAATACGGCTACCTCTAGCACTGGTAACGCTGGCTTGTTTAATGTTTTTACAGATACATTAAGCTATACTGAGCCAATTTATCCAGAGGTTTTAGATAAGTCTAATATACGTATTACATTCAGCGACCCTTCAATAGGAGAAGATGCGGTAGAGTTTACTATTTACGTTTACAAGAATGGAGTTAAGTTAAATGAGCAGTCGTATTTAACTCAGATAACCGAAATGTATATCGACCTTCCTTTAGATGGAAGTGGAGAATATACCTTCTATATTTCATCGCAATTTCCAGTAACTTTTACAAGCGTATATTTCTTTCAAACTGCAAAATATACACCGTCTTACACAATAGTTAAAAACGTTACGGCTACACAAAGCACTGCACAAACATCTTCTTCAAACTTTACGATAGCTGACTTTATGCCAGATATTAAGATAGAAGATTTCTTTAGCGGTATTTTAAAAGCGTTTAATTTAACGTGCTATTCTTACGATGGAAAAAAATATTATTTAGAGCAGTTAGAGAACTGGTACTTTAATGGCACTATTAGAGACTTATCTAAATATATTATAAGCGATAACATTGAGATAAGTAAACCAGAGCTTTACAAAAGTATTAATTTTAAGTTTGCTGAGGCTAAAAACTTCTTGGCGGTAGAATACCTATCTCGTAGTAAAACACCTTATGGGGACTTGCTTTACGATATGGACATAGACGGAGGCGAGTACACTATTGAGCTACCGTTTGAAACTATGCTTATGACCAAGTTTACAGACTCTAACCTTCAAGTCGGATATTCTTTAGACTCCAATTATAATCCATATATTCCTAATCCAGTATTCTTATACGATTATGGAACTATTCAAACGCAGAACTTTTATTTTAACGATGGAAGCTCTACAACTCAAGTAAGTAGTTATAATTTATTTGGGCAGGACACTAATATTAGTGGAGATAACTATACGATTAACTTTGGAACTGAGCAGTCTACTTATACTAATAGATTAGAAGAAAATACTCTATTTTATAATTACTATTTAAATTATTTAAATAACATTTTTAGCAAAAAATCTAGGATAGTAAAAGTAAAAGCTATTTTACCTATTAGCTTATTAACTATTCTAAAGCTAAATGATAGAATTATCATAAGAGATAAACGCTATGTTATTAACAAATTCACAACCGACTTAACTACGGGCGAAGTAGATTTTGAATTAATAACAGATTTTAGAATAGTAACAGAGCCAGCTCCTCAAAGTGGCGATTACTCAAGTTTAGATTATTCCCCTTCAGATTATAACACTTAAAAAAAATGACAAAAGCAGAAGTAATAACTTTAATTAATACTAACATCGCAACTGGTAGCAATATAACGGCAGCAGAACACAAAGCGGTAGAGTTAGCTATAGTAGGATTATTTGGACTTGAAACGGTGGCTTATGGGAGAATCGGGCCTATAGACATTGCAGACTCAACTACGAGCTGGAGTGTAAATGGCGATTTATATAGTGCTACAAGAGTAGGCTCAGTATCAGGTAAATATGTTCAAATAAGAGTTACGATTCCATCTGGTCGATTAACTTCTACAGATTTTAAAGTAAGAACTCAAGTAGAATCTGCAAGTGCATCTCCTAATTTAGATAATGATATGTTAGGAGTTTTATTTAGAAAGGATGGCTCAAGTACAAACACATTTGATATTTTACTAGAGGAAATTAATTCGCAAACAACATCGATTTATATTCACGTTGAAGTAGTTCAATTATGATAAAGCAAATTATGTCAATGCTTAACGGCCTCGAACATTACGGGCGAAGCGAAGAAATAGAAATAGCAAAGGGGAAGTATGAATTACCTAAAACATTTAGTGCATTTTTCAAACAAGTTAAAAGAGAAGTAAAATGGCGGAGAAGAAAATAGTCGATTTAGTAGTTAAAGACAATATTCAGGAAACAGAAGGCCATTTAAAAGACCTAAGCAGTCAGATAAAAACCTCTAAAAAAGATGTTCAATCATTAGGGGATTCTTTTGACGAGCTAAATCAAAGTGCTACTAATGTCGATGCTACATTCGAAGAGGTTTACGGAGATTTAAAGCCTTTGACCGCTAGAATGGGAGAAGCTGAGGATAGATTATATGAACTATCTTTAGCAGGTAAGCAAGGCACAAAGGAATTCCAAGCCCTATTAACTAGCGTAGGTAATTATCGTAAGGTTCAAATCCAAACAGATTTAGCGGTAGACTCAGCAGCTACCACAATGACCCAAAAGCTAGGGGGTTCTCTTGAATATGTTTCTGGAGCTTTTGCAGCTACTCAGGGGGCAATGGCTATTTTCGGTAAAGAAAATAAAAGCGTAGAGCAAGCAATATTAAAAGTACAATCTGCTTTAGCTATTACCCAAGGTTTTGCAGCGATGCGAGAGGGGGCTAATAGTGTTAAGCAATTAGGTACTGCTATTAAAAGCCTTACTATTTTTCAAACCGCTTATAACTTTGTTAATAACGCTACCTCTACAGGATTAAAAGTATTACGTGGTGCTTTAATTGCAACTGGTATAGGAGCACTTGTAGTTGGTGTAGGTTTGCTTATTGCAAACTTTGACAAGCTAAAGGCTGCAGCGTTAAAATTAGTTCCTGGTTTAGCATTAATAGGTAACGCTATTGGAGGTGTAGTTAATAGTATTACAGATTTTGTGGGTATTACCTCTGAGGCTGGTAGAGCTATGGAGAAAATGCAAGAGTCAGCTGAAAAATCTTTAAAATCTAATGCTAAATTTTTAAAAGAACATGGTAGTCAAATTGACCAGTATACAAAACAAAAAATAGATGCGGTTAACGAATATTACGAGGCACTAAAAGAGGATGGAGCAAACCAAGTAGCATTAAAAAAAGAATTAGACAGAAAACTTGCTAAAATTGATAAAGAGAGAGCTGACGCTGACAAGGCTAAAGCTAAAGAAATTCAAGACGCTAAAGATGCTAAATTAAAAGAGCAACAAGACAAAGAAAAAGCAAGAAAACAAAAAGAAGCAGATGACTTTAATGAAGACCTTCAGCAAAGGGGAGAAAAACAATTTGCTGATTATGAAGAGCAATTAAGGCTTAAAATAATACTTGAAAGAGGTAAGGCAAAAATTGATGGAAAATCTAAGCTAGATGCCAATGCAATGGCTAAAGCTGCAATGGATAAAAGCCTTCAGGATGTCAAAGATAATGCGGCAGCCGAGAAAGCTATTGAAGATGCAAAAGCAGAAGCTAGAAGACAACAGTTTGGCTCTTACGCTCAATTACTAGGACAATCTGCCAATTTATTAGGCGAGTCTACAGACGCTGGTAAGGCTGCAGCTATTGCTTCTACTACTATTAGCACATATTTAGCAGCTCAAGGAGCTTACGCTTCTCAGATGGCTATTCCTACTCCTGACGCTCCTTTTAGAGCAGTACTTGCAGCTGGTTTAGCTATTGCTTCAGGTTTAAAAAATGTTCAAAGTATTATAGATGTACAAACTCCTAATGGAGGTGGTGGCGGTTCTGCTCCAGCTGCAGAAACTCCCCGTGCTCCTACGTTTAATGTAGTAGGTACAAGTGCTGCTAGTACTAATCAGATTGCTAGCACAATAGGCAAAGACCAAGCTCCAGTTAAGGCTTACGTAGTAGCTAATGATGTAACTACGGCTCAAAGTTTAAACCGTAATATTGTATCAAGTGCAAGTCTTGGATAATGAAAATGTAACAAAAAAAAATATAAACGTTTATAGGCTATGAGAATTGTCGAATTAGTTATCGAGAAAGATTTAGATGGAATTGACGCAGTTAGTTTGGTGGATTCGCCAGCTATCGAAGAAAACTTCATTGCTTTAAATAAGGAATACAAAATAGAGTTTGCTGAGGTAGACTCAGATAAGCGTATTCTTATGGGAGCGGCTCTTATTCCTAATAAGCAAATCTATCGTAAGAACGGCAAGGACGAGTTCTACGTATTCTTTAGCGAGGCTACGGTTAAGCAAGCAAGCGAACTATTTTTAAAGAATGGAAACCAGTCGAACGCAACTTTAGAGCATAAGTCTAAATTCGATGGTGCTACGGTGGTCGAGTCTTGGATTATTGATAACCCAGAGATGGATAAGTCTAAGCAGTACGGCTTTAGTTTACCAAAAGGAACTTGGATGATTTCTATGAAGATAGAAGACGAGAAGGTTTGGAAACAAGTAAAGGAGGGTAAGTATAAAGGATTCTCAATAGAAGGATATTTTGCAGATAAATTAGAAATGAGTGGCGAGATTAATTTAGAGTCTTACTCCGACTATGGCGATGACGTTAAAAGCAACGCTAAAAAAGGTATTGAATTAAACGAGAAAAATAACAATAAATGTGCTACTCAAACTGGTAAGGTAAGAGCGCAACAACTAGCAAACGGAGAGCCTATCTCGGTAGAAACTATTAAAAGAATGTACTCCTATTTGTCAAGAGCTGAAACGTTCTACGATAATGCTGAGTCTCAAGACGATTGTGGTAACATTAGTTATTTACTATGGGGAGGAAAGTCTGCTCTTGGCTGGTCAAGAAACAAGCTAAAAGAGCTTAACTTATTAGAGCTACAAGAGGAGGAGTTAATTAATCAAATCATAAATATTTTAAAAGATGGCGAATAAAAAAACAAGTCCGCAAGATTCTTCTAAAGCTTGCCTATGCGAGGACGCAACGTACTCTAAGGAATGCTGCAAAGGCGAAGAAATTAATCAAGGTATCGGTGCTTTAGTTGGGCAAGTAACTTCATCGGTAGTAAATACAAACGAGCCACGTGTAATAACAAGACAAAACGGATAGATATGAACACGGAAAAGAAAGTATTTGAGAAATTGTTTTCTGCTGAGAAAGTAGAATTGGCTTCAAGCAAATACGAATTTGGAATTATACAAGATGCAGTTAAAAATAGTCAAGATGCTATTAAAGAATTTCAATCTGGTGCAGATATAGTATTTGGTGCTAGAAGCAAAGCTGAAGTAAATTTAAAAAAAGCAATTGCTTTAGGTAATTCTTTTTTAAATAATCTTAACGAAATTAAAAAAGTATCTAAAGAATTTGGCATCGATTTACCAGCTGAAATTGTAAGAGAAGAAAAATTTGCAAACGCTACAATATCGAGTGCAAAGTCTTTACTTCAAACATTGAATCAATTAGAAAGAGAATAATATGAACACAGAAAATAAAGTATTTAACAAGCTTTTTAAAAGCGAGAAAGTTGAGTTAGAATCTCAAAAGTACGAGTTTGCGAAAAAGCCAGCACAGGTTTTAGCTGACATGAAAAAAGTAGATGATAATTTACGTAAAGCAGAAGCTAAAATAGAGTCAATTTATTTAACATATAAAAAAGCATATACAGATTTCTTATCTGCTATTGACTTATCTGTTAAAGCTTCGGATTCTTCGGAAGATGAGTTATTAGCTACTATGAATGGATTAACTGCTTTAGGTTTAGACTCTAAAGAAGCTCAAAAAATTGAAGGTTTTAGAGCTGCGGCTGACTTAATTACAAAAATTAAGCAAATGGCACCTAACGCAAAAAACTTATACCCAAAACCTTAATTAGTAAGTAAATAAATTAATAAATATATGGAATACAAGAACAAGTTGAACAAGATTAAGGCTGTTCTTTCTATGGAGGTTAAGCTTGCACAAATGAAGTTAGAAGACGGAATTACCGTTATCGAAGCTGAAGAGTTTGCACCTGATTTCTCGGTAGGAATTGTAACAGAAGACGGAATTGTACCTATGCCAGTAGGCGAGTACACGTTAGAAGACGGAATGATTTTAGTAGTAGCCGTAGAAGGTATCATTGCTGAAATTAAAGAAGCTGAAGCTGAGGCAGAAGTTGAAGTTGAGGTAGAGGTAGCACCTGAAGAGGTAGTTGCTCCAGAATTAGCTCAAGATGCTCCAAAGGCTAAGCGTATTGTAGAATCAGTTTCAAAGGAAACTTTCTTCGCTGAGATTGAGAAATTACGTCAAGAGTTTTCTTTAATTAAGCAAGAAAACGAAGCTTTGAAAGCTGAGAATGACTCTTTAAAAGTAGAAATGTCTTCTATCGAAGAAGGTGCTGAACCTTTAGCTCACAATCCAGAGGCAAGTGCTACACCACAATCTTTTAGAATTAGTAAAAACAGAACCGCTTCTATTCAAGATTCGGTATTTAACAAAATCTTTTCAAAATAATTAACAAACAAATTAAAAAAAATGGCTACTACAACGTCAATTACTACAACTTACGCAGGCGAATTTAAGAATCAAATTATCGCTGCTGCTCTTTTATCTGCACCTACTATCGACGCAGGTGGTATCACGGTTAAGCCTGGTATTAAGTACAAAGAAGTAATCAAGAAATTATCTACAGATGCAATCTTAAAGAACGCTACTTGTGATTTCGACGCTACTTCTACTATTACTTTAACTGAGCGTATTTTACAACCAGAAGAATTTCAGGTAAATTTACAAATTTGCAAGTCTGACTTTCATTCGGACTGGTTAAGCTCACAACAAGGTTTTTCAGCTTTTGATGTAGTTCCTAAGAGTTTCCAAGATTTCTTAGTTGCTCACGTTGCTGCTAAAGTTGCTGCAAAAAATGAGACAAACATCTGGTCTGGTGTAACTGCTAACGCTGGAGAATTTAATGGCTTCGCTACATTATTAGCTGCTGACGCTGCTTTACCTGCTGCTCAAGAGGTTGCTGGTACTACGGTAACTTCTTCTAACGTAGTTGCTGAAATGGGTAAAATCGTAGACGCTATTCCAGCTGCGCTTTACGGAAATGATGGCTTACACATCTACGTATCTCAGAACATCGCTCGTGCTTACGTTCGTGCTTTAGGTGGTTTCGCAGCATCTGGTTTAGGTGCTAACGGTACTAACGCAATGGGTACTCAATGGTATAACAATGGCTCTCTTTCTTTTGACGGAGTTAAAATATTTGTAGCAAACGGATTAGGTGCTAACAAAGCAGTTGCTACAACTAAGGATAACTTATTCTTCGGTACTGGTCTTTTGGCTGACATGGATGCTTCTTCTGTACAAGTTATTGACATGAGCCCAATCGACGGTTCTCAGAATGCTAGAGTAGTTATGAGAATGACGGCTGGCGTTCAGTACGGTTCTGTAGAAGATATCGTTACTTACGGTATCACTAACTCTGCTAACTAATAGCGTTTAATAGCACCTCGTTAATTCGGGGTGCTTATTTTTAAATCTTTTAAATAAAATAAATATGTCTTGTGATATTTCCTTAGGTAGAATTGAGCCTTGCAAAACGAGTAACGGTGGTTTGAAATCCGTTTACTTTGTTAATTGGGGTGACGCTACGGGTTATACTTACGACGTTACAAATACCGACGCTATTTCAGCGGTTGCTGGTACACCTAGCGCTTATAAGTATGACTTAAAAGGTAATAGTTCTTTCGAGCAAACTATTACTTCTTCTCGTGAGAACGGTACTACCTTCTTCGAGCAAACAATTAATTTAACTTTAAAAAAATTAACGGTAAGCGACCATAAGCAGATTAAACTTTTGTCTTACGGTCGTCCACAAGTTATTGTAGAAGATAACAATGGAAACTTATTCTATTGCGGTGTTAAGCACGGTATGGAAGTTTCAGGTGGTACTATCGTAACTGGTGCAGCTATGGGAGACTTAAGTGGTTACACTTTAGTTTTATCTGGTCAAGAGCCAGTACCAGCAAACTTCTTATCTACTTCTTTGACTACTGCTGGATTCACGGTAGTATCAGGTTCATAATAGATTTTTGTTGTTTGAGGTTTGAAATTGGGGGAGCAGAGGTCTTCCCCTTTTTCGTTTAGTAACAAAACGTATTAAATAACGTTTATAGGTTATGGTAATTCTAAAAGAGAATAGTACGGTTCAGCGTTTTACGTTTATCCCCACAAGGCTAAGCGATGCAAACTTTATGTATATCACAAACGAAACTACTAACGAGGTTACGACTAAGTCGATTAATGTTAAGAAAAAGTCTTATTATTCTTACTTCGATTTAGTATTCGATTTCATTGAGCAAGGTCACGTCTATAACGTAGCCTTAAAATACTACGGAATTATAGATGGGAAACTAGATTACCATTTAGCACACCGAGATAAGATTTTCTGTACAAATCAAGACGTCGAGACTTACTCGGTAAATAAAGATGTGTACGTACAAAACGACCAAAATATAATATTCTATGAGTAACGTTCACGTGTTCAATTTTGAATCGCATAAACCGCCTCAATCCGTCGAGTCTAATAAAGAAGCATGGGTTAATTTTGGCGATGACAACGACTACTTTCAGTACCTAATTGACAGATACAATAACTCGACAACAAATAACTCAGTTATTAACTCTATCAATAAACTGATTTATGGGCGTGGCCTAGATGCTACGGATTCAAATAAGAAGCCGAACGAATACGCTCAAATGAAGATGCTATTTAGACCAGAGGTTTTAAAGTGCGTAATTACAGACTACAAGCTTTTAGGTCAAGGATATTTTCAAGCTATTTATAACAAGGCAAAAAATGCTATTGTAAGAGTAGAGCACGTACCAGCTCAATTAATTAGAGCAGAAAAATGCAACGAGAAAGGAGAAATTACTGGCTATTGGTATTCTGATAACTGGCAAGACACTAAGAACTATACTCCTAAACGTATTCCTGCTTTTGGGTATGGAGATAAAACCTTAGAGCTTCTTTGCGTTCGTGATTATAGCGTAGGACAAAAGTATTATTCTAATGTCGATTATATTGGAGCTTTGCCTTATGCAACCTTAGAAGAGGAGATAGCAGATTTTTTAATTAATGACGTACAGAACGGCTTCTCCCCTACTAGCGTTATTAACTTCAATAATGGAATACCAGACGAAGAAAAGCAAGGCTTAATAGCTTCCGACGTTAAACGCAAATTAAGTGGCTCTAATGGTGCTAAAATAGTTGTAGCGTTCAATAGTGACGAGACTAAGAAAACAACTATTGATAGCGTTCCTTTAAATGACGCTCCAGCTCACTACACTTATCTAAGCGAAGAGTCAAGAGGTAAGATTTTGTTAGGTCACTCTATTACAAGTGGTCTCTTATTTGGAATCCCTTCAAATAACGGATTTAGCTCAAATGCTGACGAGTTAAAGAATGCTTCTATCTTATTCGATAATATGGTAATACGTCCAAAGCAAGGAACGGTTTTAGATGCTATCGACAAAATTTTATCTTATAACTCTATTAGCTTAAACCTTTACTTTAAGACATTGCAACCACTCGAATTTATTGACCAAAATCCTAAGATTGATTCGGCTACAATGGAAGAAGAGACGGGCGTAAAATTATCGTCTCAATTAGAGGAGTTAGACGTAGAAGAATTTAGTGCAGAACTTGACCCTAACGAGTGGGAACTTATAGATAGCCGTCCAGTATCATACGAAGACGAAGAGCGTTTAGACGCAGAGCTAGAGGCTTTAAATAATCCTCAAAAATCTACAATGTCAAAGGTTTGGGAATTTGTAACGACAGGAGTAGCAAGACCAGACTTAAAATCAGAGCAAGACGGCAAGTTATTTGCATCACGCTATAGATATAGCGGAGAAACTACAGATAAGTCTAGGGAATTTTGTAAAAAGATGACT